TCACAAAGACTCAATACAATTTTTAAAAGAAATCAAAAAACAATATAAACCAGATTTTGTAGTAAATATTGGTGATTTATTAGATTTTCATGCAATCAATATGCACACACACGACCCAGATTTATATTCTGCTGGACACGAACTAAAACAATCAAAAAAATATGTTAGAGAACTAGAGTCTATATACCCAAAAATGGTTGAAGTAGAATCTAATCATTCAAGCTTAGTTTATAGACGAGCATTAAAATATGGAATGAGTAAAGAGTTTTTAAAAGACTATGGTGATTTTTTAGGAACTAAAAAGTGGAAATGGGTAGATGATTTAACATTAGATTTACCTAACAAACAAAGATGTTTTTTTACACATGGAAGAAGTGCAGATGTTTTGAAAGTATCTCAAACTATGGGTATGTCAGCAGTTCAGGGTCATTATCATACTAAGTTTGTTATATCTTGGTGGGCTAATCCTGATAATCTATTTTTTGCTATGAATGTAGGTTGTTTGATAAACCAGCGAAGTCTCGCTTTTGCTTATGCTAAAAACTTTAAAACAAGGTTTATTTTAGGTTGTGGTATTATTATTGATGGAATACCAAGACTTTTGCCAATGGTATTGAATAACAAGGGTAATTGGATTAAAAAGCTTGTATGAAGAATAAAAAGAGTGCTTTAAAGGCTCATAGAAGCGATTTAAGGGCTACTGATAGACAAATAGGTGGTAAGCACTATCAACTACCAATATCACCTTTAAAATTCATTTTAGCTAATAATTTAAACTTTGTTGATGGTAATATTGTAAAATATGCAGTTCGTAAGAAAAAAGGCGAGTCTTTAAAAAGTAAATACGAAAAGATAAAGCATTATTGCGATCTTGGAATAGAATTGATAAAAGAATAGTATGTGGTTCACTTTAGGAAAATTAGCATTAAGAACAGGTGCAGAAATTTATAAAAATAAAAAAAAAGCTAAGTTGCTTGAAAGCGAAGCTGAAGTAAAACATTTAGAGAGAGCAGTAGCTGGAGAAGTAGAATTACAAAAAATAGTTCATCAAAGACAAGAGTCAGATTTTAAAGATGAATTTTGTTTGATTTTACTTAGTTTGCCTTTACTGATTTTAGCATACTCTGTTTTTTTTGGAGATCAAGCTTTACAAGAACGAGTAGATTATTTTTTTATGAAGTTTGAAAATCTTCCATATTGGTATCAGGGATTAGTTATAGGTGCATTTAGTACGATACTAGGTATTAGAGGAGTAAATACCTTTAAAAAAAAATAATATAAATTTACATCAAACATCTGTATTAAGAATCTATGAGGATAGATGCGGTAATTATAGATGCAGAGTTTAGAATGGAATCAGCTTATTCAGAATATGGTCACTATATCTGTTTGAGATTTGTAGATGAAAGCCCAGCTTTAAATAAACTAAAAGGTTTCATACAAGAACTTTCACAATTTGATGATGTAAAGCTTGTAGATTATAATTACGATATTGAAACAATAAATGAGTTTTCTAATTTAGATGGCTTTGATATTGTTAAGCATTAGCCCTCTTGTCTGTTTGCTAACTTAATATCTGTTTTTATTTCTGTTTGTTTCATTGAAGAATATCTATCAAGATTATTATATTTTAGTTTTGCTCTTATTAGATTTGATTCTGCATGAGCCAAGCTGTTAATTATTTCTTTATACTCAGGGTCAAGTCTTGCTTTATGTTCTGCTTCAATAGCTGTCTTTGTATCTAATTTATGTTTTAGAAAACATTTAGCAAACATAGCTTTTTTTCCCTCGTCTAAGATAATTACTTTTTCAGCCCATTTAGACCATTCTTCAGCCGCCTTGTCCATTTGGATATAAGCTTCTTTACTATTAAGGGTGTTCATACATTAATTTATTTATTTTTTCTAATTCTTCTATTTCTTCTCTAAGCTTACCATTGAGTTTTCGGTGATCTTCATTAACTTCTTTTAAATCTTTTATCTCTTTGTCTTTGAGATTAAGTATTTTTTGTAAAGCTAATAATTCTTCTTTTTGAGTCGCAATAGTAAGCCCAGCTTTTCTACATTGAGATTGCAAATACTCTTTTTGTTTCTGCAAATCTTCTTGTGATCTATATACTTTCATAATTTAAAATGGTGGTAAATCATCATCAAGATCATTCATCTCAATCGGTTTTGCGTGTTCAGGTGCAGATGGTCTAGCTTCTGTCATTGGCATCTCTTTGTATCTTGGAACAGACTCAGCTATAGGCTTCATGCCATCTATATTGGGTTGCGGTTTAAATGGTTTTATCATTATAAAACTTAAAATCATTTGCAAATTACTTTTATCATATTTGTTAGGATTTTCAATTTCTTGTGTCTTTGCAAACCATTTCCCTCTATATCCCTCGTTATGAAACTTCTGAACTTCTGGTGTACTATACCAATCATTTATCTGAGATAATGAGTATTTTTTTTTAGTTAAGCTACAAGTAAAAAGCGATTTTGCATCAGCTTTATACTCATATTTAGGTGCTTTATTACCTGTACTTCTTAAATACATAGTCAAAGCACAAAATGGTGTTTTCTTTTGTTGTTGGTACATTTATTTACTCCTTAGTTTATTATATTCTTCATTTCTTTTTTTAAAATCTTCTTCAACAGTATTTAGGTATTTACAAGCTTTGAAAGCTTTTAAATATCTAGGTTTTATATCAAAGAATCTTATACTTACATCTTTAACAGGTTCTTTTGGAATATTTATGACTGCTAAAAATTCTATTTTATGTTTTGTAGAATCTTCTACTAATTTTTTGTAAGTATGTATTTGAACAGGCATATCAGGGTAAAAATCTTTTGAAGTTTTAAAATCTAATATACCAACTTTTCCTTTTCTTTTTACTAAAACATCTAATGTTCCACAAACATCTAGTTCATCAGAATAGTAAGTTTTTTCTGTTTCAACAATTTCAAAGTTTCTTTTTTTCCAAAACTTTTTAAATTTATCAAACATTGTTTTTAAAGGTTCAGTTGTAGGTTCTACAGGGTTTTTGCCTGTTATGTAATCTTCACAAAGCGAGTGCATATTAGTTCCAATATTAGAAGCATTTTCTTTTATGCCTTTTACTCTGTATTTAAGATCATCAACAAATTGTTGAACTTCATCTACAGCTTTTTTATCATGTTTTAATTTTTGGTATAAAGCTTCAAATACACAATTTTCAGCCCACCACATCAAAGCACCTTTACCAAATCTTTCACCAATGATTGTAGTTACACCTTTTTTCTTCAATCCATTAACTGTATATCTTGCTCCTCTAGCTTTTGGATTAAACTCTATAATATTACCATGTTTATCTTTGCTCTTGATAATCATATCCATTCCTCTCTCTCTTTAAAAATTTATAATTATTTTCTATTAGTGGTTTTACAAAGTAATCAGCATCACATTCAAACAATTCGCAAAGCTTCAACTCATTCCATTTTGGACAAGCATTTGCACCCTTTTCATATTTCTGTATTTGTTGAAATGTAACATTAACTGCTTTTGCAACTCTAGTCTGTGTATATCCTCTCATAAGTCTAATCTTTTTTAGCTGACAGCCATACACTTTTCTAAAGACTTTTTCGTTTTGTTCGTCTGATATTCCGAACTGATTTAGATAAGATGGTATTATACCATTGATCTCTTGTATCTTATCTTCATTTTTAATTATCATAAAATGACCATTCCTTTTTCTCTCTATCGGTTAATCTATTAAATTGATCTTTCCAACAAGTACGACAGAGTAATGACTCATTGAAAAGGGTACTTCCTACAAACCAAGCTAATTTATCAGCTTGGGTAGTAAAACATCTTGCACACATAAAGGCTAGTTTTTTTATATTAGGCATGAAGCTGTTCCTCTAGTGGTATATTTCTTTTTACTTTTTTAAGTTCCATGCCAAAAGCTTTGTAATCAAATATTGCAATATTATTATCGTCAGCATTATATCTGATATGAAAAGCCCAGCCCTGATCTATCAAACTGTAACCATCAGGGTCATTCATAATTAGTTTTGGTATTTGATCTAATCTATGTTCTTCACACATAATAGTTATGATTTTATGTAATGTAGATTCTTCTCTTTCAAGATACATAAAAAAACCTTTTTCATTAGGTTTTAAATCTGTAATCCCAGCTTGATATAAACAATAAAAATCTTTACAAAGTTTTGGTCTTTTCTTATAAATTTTACAACCAATACCAACATCACAACTTTTGCACCATTTATACTCAGGTTTAAAATCTTTAATACTTGGAAGTTTGCAACATAAATTACAAGTTCCACATTCTCTTTTGTTAATTGATAACATTGTGATTTCTCCCTTTTAAGCAATTTCTGTAAAGCATTGGATAATCATATTCAGCTTTAGGACTCAGCCATAAAGTAGCTGATCTAAAGTAATAGTTCCAAACATATTTACCTGACTCTACAAACATATTGGTATTTTCTTTAGCTAAAGTTTTGCAAGTAATCAGATCATCAGTTATTTCATCTGCTCTACTATTATCAAAAGTGCCTGATCTTCCTTTTGTATCAATGACAGGTTTGTAAGCACAAGCTTGTAATAGGGTCGCAAAAACCGCTAGTAAAAGTATCTTTTTCATATCTATATATCTTCTCTCTACAGACTAATTGGGTGATACTTTATCTGATGTATCTTCCAAGCCATCTGCTTTTTTCTTTCCTGTAGCTTTTTCAGTTTTTCTGACAAAGTTTTCTCTTGCAAGATCGCTTTGTCGTACTTTGCTTGAAGCTTTGGGAGTGCCTTTTGCATTAGCTGTCTCCTTTTTTATTATAGTTACTACTTTATCTAAAGTAGTATTTGGGTGAAATACTACACCCAAATTCTTTTGCATATCTTGTAACAAATCAAAGTCTTTGTTTCTAGTTTTTATTTTAAGTATCATGCTCTCTCCTCATTTTGCTTGTGCTGTTTTAGTTCTTCTTCTGATCTAGCTATCCAATCTTTTAATACTTTAGCTGGAACATAAGTTTGTAAAATATGTTCCCAAGTAAAGTGATCGTCATAACTATCGTTAGTATAACTTTTTATATCTGATCTCAGATCAGCATATCTTTTACCTAACTCTCTTTTTGTTTGTTTTTTTTCCTTAATTCTTAAATCAAAGATATTTTCTTTTTTCATATTTCTCTCCTTTAGGTTAATTGTTTTTTTTATATTTAACATATATCGTATTATGTTCATATTTTGAGTTGTATTACAAGCCCTTATTTTATGGCTTAAAACCTAGCTTTTTTAACATCTTATACAACTATAGCTATTAATTTGCATCATAAAAGCAAATCAGTTACAAATCAAAATAAGATATGAAAAAATTTATTATTTATGTTAAGAGAGATTATTGCTCCCAAGCAATATAAGTATTAAATTCATATCTTACTTAGGTTAATTAAGGTAGCCGACTACTCTCTCTGTCGGCTATCTTTTAGAGAGAGGAAAATATGAAACAATTAGAGTTGGAGTACCCAGCACATAATTATACTGAAACAAGCAAGTCAGCATACAACAAACAAAAGCCAAAATTAAAAACTAAAAGAGAAAAGGTTTTGGAATTTGTAAAATCGCAATCATCAACTAATTATCAAATCGCAGATGAATTAGAGATGCCATTATCTAGTGTATGTGCTAGAGTTCGAGAGTTACAGCTTTTAGAACTTATTGAAGATAGTGGACATAGACGAGAAACACCTTATGGAAAAACAGCGATAGTATGGCAAACAAAAAAGAACGAGAATACATGAGTAAGGTAGCAAATCTTGGCTGTTGGATTTGTGAAGCACCAGCTAATGTTCATCACATCAGACCAAAAGGTTTAGGTATGGGAAGAAGATCATCTCATTATGATACAATTCCATTGTGTTACTTTCATCATCAAGGTCAGGGTGGAATACATCATAATAAAAAAATCTTTGAACAAAAGTATGGTACTGAATTAGAAATATTAGCCAAAGTAAAAGAGAGGATAAAAAATGAGTCGTAAGTCAGGTTATTTTATTTGTTATAGAAATATCTTCCAACACCCTGTATTTAAAAATCTATTACAAGCTAGTTGTTGGATTTACATGATAAGTTCCGCAAGTCATCAGGACAAAGATTTGAGATTTTTAGATAATAAGATTTTTGTTCGTAGAGGTGAGATGATTATGCCACTAAGAGTTACAGCTAAAAGATTCAAAATGACATATTCTGAAATGAGAACTTTTATACTAAGGCTAGTGCGTAGGAAGATGATAACCACAAGAGTCCACCAGCTTCAGCCCACAACCAACCACCCTAGTCGTAAAGTAACTTTGATAAGCATTGTAAATTACGACAAATTTCAGTATGTTGATAAAGAACAACCACCTACAGACCACCTATCGCAACAAGTACTAACTAAACATACTAATAAACAGTTACTAAATAGTAAGTCTAGCAAAGATAACATTGTTAATAGTGAATATAAAATCGTGTCCGAGTGGGGTCAGTATAATATTATTATGAAAGATGGCAAAAAATACAAAAAGCACAAATGGAAGAATGAGCCAATAACAGAATATTTATAATGAAAATACTGAGATTATTTAAGTATGTCAGAAAAAGATTGATTAAACTATCACTTGAAAATAAAATGCTAAAAGTTCAGCTTGAATATTATAGGGCTGTTGTAGAATCTATAGAAAAACGAAAGCATTAAATGGTCAGAAAAAAGTCAAAATACAGACATATTTCAATAGGTAAAAAAAAGTATTTCTTTTATCATATCATTTGGGAAGATATTTTAGGTGATAGTTCACATTTCTCATTTAATGAATTTGAAAAGATGAAACCAGCTACAATGAATACTTATGCTTATGTATTCAAAAAAGATAAAAAGTATTTATGGACATTTGCTAGTTATGATGAAGAAACCTTTAGTGATCGTAATGTTTTTCCTATTGGTTGCATTAAAGAATTAAAAAAGATAGAGATATAATATATGCAAATCAAACTTGCTGAAATATCTAATATTAAACCATACGAAAACAATCCAAGAAAACTATCAGAACAAGCTATTGAAAAAGTGGCTATGTCATTAAAAGAATATGGTTTTAGACAACCAATAGTTGTTGATAAAGATATGGTTATTGTTGCTGGACATACTCGATTTAGGGCTAGTAAAAAATTAGGACTCAAACAAGTGCCTATATCTGTAATAGATAATTTGTCAGAAGAACAAATAAACGCATATAGAATAGCTGACAATAGAACTGCTGAAGAATCCGAGTGGGATAATGAATTACTTAAAATGGAAATAAAAGAATTAGAAGCTAAAGATTTTAAATTAGATTTGTTAGGCTTTAATGATGAACAATTAAACAATATATTATTTGAGGAAAAACAAGGTTTAACTGATGAAGATGAAGTGCCTGAAACACCTGAAGAACCTATATCTAAACTAGGAGATATTTGGAAACTAGGTAATCATAGGCTTATGTGTGGGGATAGTACAAAAAATGAACATTTTGACAAATTGATGCAGAATGAAAAAGCAAATGTTGTTTATACAGACCCTCCATACAATATTAATTATGGAAATATAAACCACGAAAAATTTAAAATGAGAGATATAAAAAACGACTCAATGGATAAATTTCAATATCGAGAATTCTGTACTAAATTTATTGAAAACTTAAAACAACGATGTGATGGAA